CGGATGATACTATCTACATTGGACATGCATCAGGACAAAGCTGGGTAGAACTTAACTCAGCTGGAGAGATAGATGTGTTCTCTACAGGTGGAGTAAATGTACGCAGCCAAGGTACTATAAATTTACTCAGCGATACAGATATTAACATTGAAGCTATGAACAATATCAATATCAAAGCTGGCAGTGATTTTGCTTTGAATGCAGGAACAACGAAATTACTACAGGGAACATTCGCTTTAGAAGCCACAGCAGGCAGTGCGACATTTAAAACCACAGCAGAACTCAAAGTTGATGCAGGCGGAATGATTTCATTGAAGTCTGGGGGTATATATGCTGTAGATGCCACAGGCATTTACCAAAACAGCGGCAAAACCACTCCAGTAGACAAACTTGATTTCATACAGATCAACAACTTGCCTGATGTAGCGTTTTCCTCTGCCACTGACAACTATGTAGTGAACCAAGGTGCATTAGATACCATAGTCACAGTGGCACCATCACATGAACCATTCTATAGAGGTGCTACAAGTGTATTCTTCCAACCTACCAGCCCAGGCATAGAACCAGCTGCTGCCTACACAGGTGCTGTAGATGCTACTAAATCTGCACAAGGCACAGGTGTAGCCAATCTCCCAACAGACAAAGATTTGCGCAACCAACCACCTTGCGATTGCTCAATTGGCAACTTAACTGCTGACGAACTTACTGCTTATTTCACTACCATTGGCAAGAGTGAAAGTGGTGGCAAATATGATACTGTCAACAGCATTGGATATGTAGGCAAATATCAATTTGGTGCATCAGCATTAGTTGATGGCGGCTATGTAAAAAGCAGTGTTTTAAATGTTCCCAAAGGCACCAATCCTAACACAGCCTTAAATAATCCCAACAGTTGGACTGGTAAGAATGGCATCAACAGCCTACAAGATTGGCTTGCCAACGATGCAGAACAAGAATCAGCTATGTGTGCTTATACCAAACGCAACTATACCAGCATGTGTAAATTGGGGGCCATCACGCAAGATCAATCAAATGCAGATGTCGCTGGTATGCTGGCAGTCAGCCATTTATTAGGTCCAGGTGGTGCACGTGATTATCGTAACGGTAAGAATTCAGCAGATGCCTATGGAACCACTGGTGCTACTTACTTTAACAAAGGACAGTATGCCGTAGCTGTACTAGCACCACAAAACAAGGCGGTACAACAAGGATAAGTATTAGTATGACCACATACACTGGATTTAGTACACTAGCAGGCTCAAGAAATTTTCGCTTGACTGACTTTGATTTGATCAAACGTGATATACTCAATCATTTCAATATCCGCAAGGGTGAAAAGCTGATGAATCCCAACTTTGGCACTATCATCTGGAATGTCATGCATGAGCCCTTTACTGAAGATTTAAAATCAGTGATAGTGCAAGATGTAAAAAGCATCGCAGCCTATGATCCACGTGTGAGTTTTGACAATATCATCATAACTGAATTCCAACAGGGCATACAAATAGAACTGCAATTACGCTATATCCTAACCAATCAAACCAACGTTATGCTGTTGAATTTCAACAACGAAACCAACACAATGACCACTGGTTAATTTATTAACTACGTAGTTTTTATTCCTGATAAATACATTATATTAGGGAATAAAGATGGCAACCACCACACGACAAACCAGTTTATTAGTCGCTGAAGACTGGACTAAACTATATCAAACATTCCGTAACGCTGATTTCCAAAGTTACGATTTTGAAACGCTTCGTGCTAGTATGATCAGCTATTTGCAATTATACTATCCTGAAGATTTCAATGACTTTATTGAGTCCAGTGAATTTATCGCCTTGATTGACATGATTGCCTTCCTAGGACAATCACTATCATTCCGCAGTGACCTAAATGCCCGTGAAAACTTTATTGATACTGCTCAACGTCGTGACAGTATCCTTAAACTAGCCAGACTGATTTCATACGATCCTAAACGCAATCTTGCCAGTAAAGGATTTTTAAAATTTAACAGTGTCAGTACAACTGAAAATCTCTATGACAGCAATGGATTAAATCTTGCAGGTTTGGTAATCAATTGGGCTGATGCAGGTAACAGCAATTGGCAAGAACAATTTACCTTAATACTAAATGCCGCACTGATCAGCAACCAGGCTATTGGTAAACCCAGCGAAAGCCAAGTGATCAATGGAATTACCAATGACACATATCAGATCAATCTAGTACCTAATGTGCTGGCTACTTATAGCTTTAAAGCCACAGTAGCAGGATCAAGCATGCCATTTGAAATGGTCAGTCCTACATTAGCTGGACAACCATATATCTATGAAGCCAATCCCTATATCAATGCGCCATTTAATTTCTTATATAAAAATGACAACCTAGGCAATGGATCAGCCAACACTGGTTACTTCTTGTATTTTGTACAAGGTGCGCTGCAAAGCCAAGACTTTACTTTTGCAGAGTCAGTGCCTAATCGTGTTTACAGCATCAACACCAGTAATATCAACAACACAGACATTTGGTTATACAGCCTAGACAGCAATGGTAATTTAAATACCTTATGGGAACAAGTGCCAGCAGTGGCCGCGACCAACGTTATCTACAATCAAAGCACCAACAGAAATATCTATCAAGTCAACAGTCGCGCTGGTGATCAAATTGATCTAGTATTTGGTGATGGTAGTTTCAGTAATATTCCACAAGGCAGTTTCCGTTTATACTACAGAGTCAGCAATGGCCTACAGTATAAAATCACACCAGACGAAATGCAAGGTGTGGTAATGCCCATCAACTACGTCAGCTCAACAGGACGTGTTGAAACTATCACGATTTCAGCTAGCTTACAATATACAGTGGCCAATTCATCTGCACGTGAAACTCTAGATGACGTTCGCCAAAAAGCCCCACAACAATTTTATACACAGAATCGTATGATCACAGGTGAAGATTACAATATCTTACCTTATACATTATTCAGCGACATCCTAAAGATTAAAGCAGTTAATCGTACCAGTTCAGGCATCAGTCGTTATCTAGATGTCATTGACGTAACTGGCAAATATTCCAGCACAAACATTTTTGCTGATGATGGTATACTATACCGTGATCCATTCCTTAATACATTTAATTTCAGCTATACCACTACCAATGATATCTATCGCGTTATCTATGACAAGGTAGCACCTATAGCACAAGCACCAGAGACTACACAGTTTTTCTATGCCAACTATCCATTGATATCATTAGACAATATCTATTGGAATAAGTCAACTACTATCGCCAATGGATCAACAGGATACTTTGTCAATGCCGCTGGTAGCATATTGCAAATTGGATCAGCAGTAACCAGCAATAACAAATATATTGTACAAGGTGCTATTGTAAGATATTCAGCAGGCGCTGGTAATTATTTTGATGCTACTAATACCATCCAAACAGGCACGCCACGCAATTCAGGTGACAAATACTATATCTATGGATCTGTTGAACTGGTAGTGGGCGACGGAACTAACGATGGTCAAGGTAATTTACCTAATGGTAGTGGCCCAGTAACCATCAGCCAGAATGTTCCTACAGGTGCTATCGCTGATAAAGTATTTGCTGTATTCAATGTAACATTCTCTAACGCACAAGTGGCTGCCATGGTCAGCTATATCCAGGCATTCGCTAATTTTGGCTTACGCTATGATGTAGGTTTGGCCAGCTGGCAAATCGTATTGCCAGGTGATTTGAATACTACCAATGATTTCAGTCTGACATACGCAGGCAATACCAGCGGTACAGGATTAGATTCAAGTTGGCTTATCGCATTCACCACAGTAGGTAAAACCTATACAGTATCATACCGCGGATTAAACTATGTATTTGAAAGCGTGTTAGAAACAGACTTTTACTATGATGGTACAACTAAAATCTATGATACTACTACAGGGCAAACTGTACACGATCAAGTAAAAGTATTGAAAGTCAACAGCAATCCTGATGATAGTAATCCCCTGGCACTTGACTATACTTGGTACATCTATAAAGCCATCACTGAAGTTGATGGGTATGTAGATCAAAATCGTATCTTGATCACATTCGCTGATGCTAACAATGATGGTGTGCCTGACAATCCTGAATTGTTTGAATTGATCGTCAGTCCAGACACTAACATTGACAGCAAGTTTGTTTACTTCCAAGAAACCACAGGCTATGATAATTTTATAGTACAAACCAGCGTGGACAACTCTACGATCATATCAACATACCAATCATTGCGTGATGCGCAGGTAGCAGCCACACTGTATCAAAATGGACAATTATTCTATATCCCACCAACAAATTCATTCTATCAATTGAGTGTAAGTGGCGCTGTATATACTCTAAATCCTATCACAGGCTATGTGGCAAAAGTAGGACGCCAGAGCTTATACTTCCAATATCGTCATAACAGTCCCAATAATAGACGCATTGACCCAAGTCCAAACAACATCATTGACTTGTATATCTTAACACAACAATATGCCACAGACTATCTAGCTTGGGTTCAAGACACCAGCGGATTGATAAGTCAACCAACAGCACCTACCAGTGAAGAACTTGATACTAACTACAGCGGCTTAGATAATTACAAAGCCATCAGTGATACAATCATTTATAATCCTGCGGCATTTAAACCTATCTTTGGTGCTAAAGCAGATCCTACGCTACAGGCTAACTTCCTAGTGATTAAGAATCCTAATGTAGTGGTCAGTGACAATGAAGTCCAAAGCCAGGTGATAGCTGCCATTAACACCTACTTTGACATCACCAATTGGGACTTTGGTGAAACATTCTATTTCAGTGAATTGGCTGCATACTTGCATCAACAGTTGGTTCCTAATGTAGCAAGTATCACTATCGTGCCTGCAAACCAAAGCAGTGTATTTGGTAGCTTGATGCAGGTTAATTGTAATATCAATGAGATCATCACCAGTGCCGCAACAGTGCAGAATGTACAGATAATTACTGCGATCACTGCCGCACAGTTGAATCAAACTGGCGCAGTTGTAAGTTCATAATATATTGAGAGTATAATGGCTGTTAAAAGAAAAACGCTTAAATTTTTACCAAGCATATTCCAGACTGATACGAATCAGAAATTCTTATCAGCTACGATGGATCAGTTAGTATCTGAACCTAATCTCACTAACTTATATGGATATATTGGCCGCACGTTTGCTCCTACATACAAGAGCGGCGATAGTTATGTTATTGAACCTACAGCAGATCGCCAAGACTATCAACTTGAGCCAAGCCTGGTAATAAAAGATCAACAGCAAAATATTAAATTCTTTGCCAGCTATCGCGATCTATTAAATCAGATCAAATACTATGGTGGATATACTAACAATCAAAGCCGCCTATGGGAACAAGAATACTACAGCTTTGACCCTTTAATTTCATACGATAAATTTGTTAACTTTAGCCAATACTATTGGTTACCTGATGGTCCTGATCCTGTAGCAGTCAATACCTCAGGATTACCATTGGCTATAACTTATACAGTTACCCGTGATCCCAGCAACAGCCGTTATATATTTACTGATGAAAGCGGTGCGGTTGACTACAGCATAATTCTAGCACGTGGTGGCAATTATAATTTTATAGTTAATCAACCAGGTGTTCCATTTTGGATCCAGAGTGAACGCGGTAATCTAGCACTAGCAGGTAAAGTAAATGCTACTCCTACTATCAGTTCTCGTGATGTGTTTGGTGTGGTTAACAATGGTACAGATGTCGGTACAGTATCATTTGCTGTACCACAAAGCACGGCACAAGATAGATTCTTGAGCATGCAGGTAGTAGCTACCGTAGACTATGCAACTCCTGTTCCTTATAACAAATTCCAAAATCAAACCCTGAGCCAATTTTTAGCTAATTATCCACAATATAAAGGTATCACAGGCACACTCAATGGTAAACAATTAATTTTTGTCAGTACCACCAATTGGCCCGATCAGGGTGGCGATGCTGACTGGACTAATCCTATCGTACATGATGATTCAGGAAATGTAGTGCCGGGTTATAATGCTGGTACGATCGTTAGCACTGCTGATCGTTATGGAGTATGGAAAGTTGTATTTGTTAACGCAGGTATTACCAATCCTGACGGTAGTCCTGATCCATTATTGCAATTACTTCCTGTGCAGTCTATAGCGATTGATCAGAAAATCTACATCAGGTTTGGTGTAGCTAATGCCAATAAAGAATTTTATAAAGATATAGATGGTTTATTTTATCCACAACCTTTATTAACTGCTGGCCTAGATACCTTATGGATACAAGACGGTGTTGATTATAATATCTATAAGAACATCAAAGTAGTTGATTATAGTAATTGGACTATTGATGTAGACGCTGATATCCTAGCACAACAGAATTATACCAGTCCTAATGGAGTAGAATTCACCACAGGGTTGAAAATACAATTTGGTACAGATGTTACGCCTGTTAGCTATCAAAATAATCAATATTATGTTGAAGAAGTTGGTAATCAAGCATTGGCCAATGGGGGTATACGATTAGTTCCAGTTGATCAAATGGTAACACCAGAAGCATATAACACAGAAAATGCCTTACTATATCCTAATACAATATTCCCAGATTATATTACAATTAATCGTTCAAGCGTAGATCGTAATGCTTGGTCACGTAATAACCGTTGGTTCCATGTTGATGTAATCACAGCCACAGCCAACTATAATGGTGTATTACCTAGCTTTGATCAAAAAGCTCGTGGACAACGTCCTATCGTTCAATTTGACGCAGATACTTTATTGTTCAACTATGGTCGTCGCGGATTAGATTATATTGATATTTTAGATACTAGTACTGTAGACGCATTTACAGAATTACAAGGTAAAACATACTCTACAGCATTTGGTATACCATTATTAGACAGTTCAGGTAAACCTATATATCCTAATGGATTAAGGGTGATATTTGCCGCTGATCAAGATCCGCTAGTTAAAAATAAAATTTATCTTGTTGAACTAGTGCAATATGCTGTGGATATAGATGGGGTCCCAACAGGACCTTACTACATTGAGCTAATCAAAGCGCCAGACGGTGATGTAATACCATACGATACTACAGTAGTGGCAACAGGACAGTACGCTGGTAGTGAATGGTGGTATAACGGTGTCATTTGGATTAAAAATCAACAAAAAACAGCAGTCAACCAATTTCCATTGTTTGAAGTATTAGATCCATCAGGTAAAAGTTTTTCAACATATACTCGTAGCACCTTTAAGGGAACAAACTTATTTGGTTATAAGATAAACTCAGCTGGGTTTACTGACACAGTATTAGGATTTCCATTGACCTATAGAAACTTCAGTACACAAGGCGATATTGAGTTTAGTAATTATTTTAATACTGACACATTTACCTATTCTGATACCAATGGTATAGTACAAACGGCTAAAGTCAATCTTGGTTATTTACAAACTATAATTAACAGCCAAACACTGCAACCCAGAAATACTTGGCAAACAGTTCCTGAGAACAGCAAACAGTATCAACAGATCAGTTACGTCTATGACGGTACTAACAATCCGTTTAAGATTGATGTTACTCCTAATACTGCCGCAACTATACCTTACTTAAAAATATTCCAAAATTACACATACTTGCAAACTAGTCAGTGGACATTAGCCAACAGTGCTGTTAGTGTTTCTGCTACATTGACAGTTGGTGATGCCATTGATATTTTAGTCTACAGCGATCAAGTCAGCCAATTGGGTTTTTACCAAGTTCCACAAAACTTAGATGTCAACGCACAAAACATTGATATTAATACATTGACATTAGGTCAGGTTCGCAATCATTTAGTTGCCCTAGCGCAAAACAGTACCACTGTCGTAGGCAATGTTCTTGGCCCTAGCAACCTACGTGACATAGATATCAAAAGCCAAGGCGGAACACTGCTACAACACTCAGCACCTGCGCCATTGTCTATATTCTTAGTAGATGACAATGCTAACTTTATCAATGCCTTGCGTTATGCTCAACAAGAATATACTAAATTTAAAAATAAATTCTTAGAACTAGCAGTCAGTTTACCAGGTATTGTTCCCACAGATCCTGCAGCCAGTGTTGATACTATCATAACAAAAATTAATGCTGTTAAGAACAAGACATTCCCATTCTACTACAGTGATATGGTACCATATGGCCCACTAAAGACCACACTGACCTATACAGTATTTGATCCTTTAGTCACTGACTATCAATTGACTAACATATTCAATGATCAACAGTTGAGCAATCAAGCAGTATTGGTTTATCTGAATGGTCAACAGTTGGTCAATAATCAAGATTTTGAATTTAGCGCAACAACCCCATCAATGATATTTTTAACTGGATTAAACGTTGGTGATGTAATTACCATTAACGAATATTCAAATACAGATGGTAATTACATTCCAGAGACTCCTACTAAATTAGGTCTATGGCCACCATATGTACCAGAAATATTCCTAGACGATACTTATAGGACACCCATAAATGTTATCCGTGGACATGATGGTAGCATTACTCCTGTCTTTGGTGACTATAGAGATCAGTTCTTATTAGAATTAGAACTGCGTATATTCAACAATATTAAACTGCCAGACACAGGCACCTATGGTGACATACTGTCAGTGGTACCAGGTAAATTTAGGACAGTATCTGAAGCATATAGTCTAGCTGAAATCAATCAATTAGCATCTAATGATTTCTTAAGTTGGATAGGCAATAATAAATTAGATTTCAGTACCAACAGCACATTTGAAAGCAATGACAGCTTTACTTGGAACTATGCAGGACAACCTGATAAACTCACTGGTGAAGCACTACCAGGATCATGGCGTGCTTGCTATCAATACTACTACGATACTCTACGCCCACACTTAACACCATGGGAAATGCTAGGTTTCGCTACCATGCCTAATTGGTGGGAAAGCTACTACGGTCCTGCACCTTATACTGGTGGTAATACATTACTATGGAATGACCTAGAAGCTGGACTTATTGTACAAGGCCCTAGAGCAGGTATTGATCCACACTATGCTCGTCCTGGGCTAAGTCAAGTTATTCCTGTAGATCAAAACGGTAATTTATTAAGCCCAGCACAGATAATGGCTAAATCAGTAAATGGTAGAAAGATGGCGCAAAGTTGGGCCGTAGGACAATATGGTCCTGTAGAATACGCTTGGCGTTCAAGCAGTGAGTTCCCATTTGCAGTCCAACAGGCTATCGCACTGGCTAAACCTGGCAAGTACTTTGGCTTGTTAATTGACACTTACAATTACTCACAATACAATCCATTGTATACACTCCAGGATACAATCACTGGACAGGTGATAGGATCAGAGCAATATTTGACACTTAATACCAATCATCATCTAACACAAGATCAAGTTGACTTCAATGGTGATACTACTTCAGGAACTGTATATAGAGGTGCAGGTTATATCAACTGGATCGCAGAATATCTGCGCAATCAAGGTATTAATCCTGAATCATATATCAGTCCATTTATCCAATCATTTACTGTTAATCTAGCCTATGCAGCCGCAGGATTCACTGATCAAAAATATCTTGAAGTATTGGCAGAACAAGTCAGTCCAACCAGCACCAACAACAGTATCGTAATACCTAATGAAAACTACAAAGTATGGACTGTAGAAGGTCCAGTACCTGTAAGTAAATTAATCTACAGTGCTGTTATCGTAGAAAAGACTACCAATGGTTACAGTGTGCGTGGCTATGATTTACAAAACAGTTACTTTACAATTATTCCTAGCGTGATAAACAGCAACGCTAGTAGAACAACGGTGTTGAACAGCACAGCTACAATATTCAATAACTATCAAAACTTAAAACTACGTGTTCCATATGGTTTTGAATTCAGCACACAACAACAGGTCTCTGACTTTTTAATCAGCTACCAACGTTATCTAATCGCACAGGGATTTACCTTCGCAGACATGGATCCTAATCTTGGTGAGCTACGTGATTGGAACTTGTCAGTTAAAGAATTTTTATATTGGGCACAACAAGGTTGGAAGCCAGGTAGTATCTTGGTGTTAAG